TCTGGACTTAGCCAATCTACATGCTGAACTGAGCCAGACTTTTCAGTAATACTTGGAATTCGTAATACTCATCGTATTGCTATTGCCCCTACAAAAAGCACTGCTTTACTGATGGGGGGAATCTCTGAAGGAATCAACGCAGACCCTGCAATGGTTTACACCCAAACTACAGCAGCCGGCGATATGGATAGAATCAATCCTTATCTTCTAGAACTTATGAAGTCGAGGGGTGTTTTTAACAAGAAGACGATCCAAAGTATTACTGAAAAGTCTGGCTCAGTTCAGCATGTAGATTGGCTAAGTCCAGAGGAAAAAGAAGTCTTTAAAACTGGATTTGAAATCAACCAGAAAGCAGTAACTAGATTAGCCAGTGCTCGTGGCAGATATATTTGTCAATGGCAGTCAGTAAATTACATGTTTGCTGCAGATGAAGATGCTGCATGGATTGCTGAGGTTCATACTGAAGCTTTCAATGACCCAAGTATTCTCGGACTTTACTATATCTACACACAAGCTGGTGTTACCGGCGCTAAAGGAGAGTGCATCGCATGTCAGTAGAAAATCGAAGAATGCCGTTGAATACGGGAAGTTCAAGTATGAAGGATATTGAAAAAGCCTTGCACTCTGTTAAACTAGAAGATTCTAAAAAATGCACATTAGTTCAATTCACAGCTAGACCACAAAGTCTTGTTGAATTGAAGGTCGAAAATTATTCAAACGATTTTAAGCAAATTATCACTGAATACTTTCACTTTTATAAGGACACATGTGAGATGTACCGAGTTGCCACCGCTGAGAGAGGTGCTTTCAATGAGTGAAGATCGCAAGCTAAACGAATACGAATTCAGACTGAGACTATTTGGTAACGAAGTGTTCAACATCGGATTTAGTACAACAGGGGATTCAAACAGGTGGGCTGTAGTTTCACTTGTGACGGTCTTTGCATTCATGGCGGGATTGGCTTTCTTCGGGAAGCAACTCATAGCATTATTTGGAGGGTAAAGATTGAAGAATGAAGGAAAAATACTACTCGGAGTATTCGTAGCTGGAGGAATTGCTTCACTAATTCTTATTTCAATGTTTGTAATGGACTTCATTCATGTTATGCATCGGATGAACTAATACTAGCCCCAGTTCCGAAAGGTTCTGGGGCTTTTGTCGTTTATGGGTCATAATTTGCTCAAACTAAGGAGATAGTGAATCTTATATGACTCATCGAAAACACAGGCAATAAAAAACCCCCTAAAACCGTTTATAGGCTCTAGGAGGTTGAAAGGATACCCAACTACCGCCTTCTTATTTGAGCGGCTTCTAGGTATCATTGAAGGCTGTTACGGTGCCTTTTTGGAGTTGTCCTGCTTGAACTTAATCAAGGAGTCTCGTACAAGGTCGTATTGGTTGTAGCAGGCTAAAAGATTAATCCTTACGGTTTCTGCTTCGTTGGCAAAGGTTGCAAGATTGATTGCATCTTGTCGATAAAGGATACCGAAGTAATCTTCGGGTCTAACTTCTGTAGTTCCGGTGCTGTTGGCGACACTGACGTTGCTTCCGCTGGAGGCTTGATCGGTGTTGCGCACCCTGTTAGTGTTAATCCACTTAACAAGATTGCTATACTTAGTATCAGCATTTTTAATGCTTTCATCTCTTTCCTTTCGTAAGGTCAGGACGTTCTTTTCTAGCTCCCATGTAGCCTCGACTGCTCGGTCCTTGATTTTCAGATTTTGTTTAGCATATTCTAGCTCAAGAGAAGTAACAGCGACTTTCACCGCTGTATTAATCTTGGATTTGTACCAGAAATATGCACCTGTACTTAGTGTACTGAATAGCAGAATACCACCTAAGATAATCGCTAATTGCACTCCACTCTTTAATTCCCCAAACATTGCAGGTACTCCATTTTTCTACGATTGTCAAGACCCTTGAGCACATGACCTTGAAATTGATTAAATCTCAGGATGGTCTCGCAAGCCCCCTTATAATCGTGTAAAAGAAGCTTTTTAGGAATAGAACTCTTACAAAATCCAGATGGGCCAATATTGTAAGAAAGAGACACAAAAGCATCAAATTCATATTGAAACATCTCAACAGGTGCGCATTCTTTTACTGCCTTTTCATACAAGTTCATTGTATTACGAAGCATAATCTCAGCACGTTCTTTGGTGACTTTCTCTCCGGGTTTAATCAGAGTTCCGTCTTCGTGTGCAGTACTCCCGAACCCGATGGTAATCTTATCACCGGGAACAGGAACATACGCCGTGTCTTTAAATCCTTCACGGATTCCAATAGTAGTTAAGCCAATTGCACTTAACGATGCTACTATAACTCTATTTCTTAATGTACTCATATGCAGCTACCATTTTCGACCAGAGGGCGACAGCTTTATCTTTGACCCATTTAGCCGAAAATACAACTGCGTCTTTAGCTTTGATTGCAAAGCTTTTAACAGTTTCTTACTCTGTTGGCGGTGGTGCTGGTGGTTCTGCCGGCAGTACTGGTGGTGGTGGGCTAGCAGGTCTTGCTTCTTCAAATTCTAGTGGTACACAATCTGCTAATGCGAGTATTTATGGAGATTTAGTCTCTGGCGGTAACGGTGGTTCTCAGGGTGTTGCAAGTAATCAGGGTGGTGGAACTCCTACCATCCCGAAAAGTGCAGCAACAACGAACACAGGTGGTGGTGGTAATAGCTACTTTGGTGCAGGTGGTGTTGGTCGCAGTACAAACGGCGCTGGCGCGGCAGCTACTGGGTATGGTGCTGGTGGTGGTGGTGCTCAAAATAATGCGGGCAGTACTGCTGCTGGTGGTGCTGGTTCCCCCGGTGTAGTTTACGTTTACGGATAATATTTAAAAGAGTTTGAAATGACACAGACAGATAATAACGGAGACACTATCGAGTCTACGCCAGTTCACCACGAGCCAGACAGACTAACCGCATTACATGACGACATTCGATCATTAAGAGAAAGTGTTGATTACAATATACGTGATCTTACAGCAGCGATTACAAAGCTGGTGAAGATTGAAGAACGTCAGACGTATCAAATGCGGGCCTATAACGCAGTAATTCTAAGAGCTGAAAAAGCCGAGACAAAGTTCGACCTGCTAGAAGCCCGCGTCGATACTTTAGAGAAAGATGCTCCATTGCAGAGAACTATCAGCAAATGGATTTTATCAGCAGTCTGGACAATTTGTTTTGCAGCCGTGGGTGGTTTGCTGAAATTGCTCGGAATTTATTAAGGAAATGAAATGAAATATTGGGAAACT